TGTCTCGTTTACAACTTGCATACGAAAATCTTCCTAAGTGGTTACAACAGGGGGTCATGTCTTGGAACAAAGGTTCACTTGACCTTGAGAATGGTTCTCGTATTGTTGCATCATCCACATCATCTAGTGCGGTTCGTGGTGGTTCTTACAACATGATATTCTTAGATGAGTTTGCTTTCGTACCGCACAATGTCGCAGAGGATTTTTTTAGTTCTGTGTATCCTACGATTTCATCTGGTAAGACAACCAAGGTGATTATTGTTTCTACACCAAACGGTATGAATCTGTATTACAAGTTATGGGCAGACGCAGAGGACGGAAGAAACTCTTATGTTCCTATTGAGGTTCACTGGTCAGAGGTGCCTGGAAGAGATGAGAAGTGGAAAGAAGAAACTATTAAGAATACATCACAGGAACAGTTCAATCGTGAATTTGAATGTGAATTCTTGGGTTCTGTAAACACACTTATTCACCCAACAAAGATTAAGTCAATGCATTTCGATGAACCAATTCAAAGAAGTGCTGGTATGGACTTATATGAGAAACCCAAAGAGGGTCACACATACACGTTGATAGCAGATGTTGCAAGAGGAACTAACAATGATTACTCTGCATTTATTGTATTCGATGTAACACAATTACCGTACAAGATTGTCGCAAAGTATCGTAATAATCAAATCAAACCCCTACTGTTTCCGACAATCATTCATCAAGTCGCAAGAAACTACAATCAAGCATATACTATGATAGAGGTCAATGATATTGGTGAACAGGTCGCAACTGCACTACAATACGACTTAGAATACGACAACCTTATCATGGCGTCTATGCGTGGTCGTGCTGGACAGGTTCTTGGTGCTGGTTTCTCTGGTGGTAAAGCACAACTTGGAGTTAGAACAACTAAAGCAGTCAAGTCACTAGGGTGTTCTAATCTAAAACAAATGATTGAGACAGACAAACTGATTATCAATGACTATGAATTAATTGAAGAACTGTCAACTTTTGTACAACATGGACAGTCCTACCAAGCAGAAGAGGGTCACAATGATGACCTTGCAATGTGTTGTGTATTATTTGGATGGATGACAAACCAACAGTATTTCAAAGAACTTACTGATATTGACCTTAGAGAAAAGATGTTCTTAGAACATCAGAACCAATTAGAACAGGATATGGCTCCATTCGGGTTCTTCTCTGATGGATTAGAAGATGAGAATATTGGTCAGATGGTTGATGAGTATGGTACACGTTGGTCACCAATCGTAAGAAACTACGATACAAATTGGTAAAACCCTATATAAGTTCAATAATATCGTTTTCTATTTTGAGGTAACAATTTGCACAGACAATCTTTGACTTGTCAATGTATTTTATGACTTCTTGTCTAGATTGGTCGTTCAACCCCTTCCTCTTTGATAGAGAACGTATTTTTATATCATGTGGATAAAAACGTAGACACGCTGTTTCTCGTTCCCCACAGTGACAACAAGATTGATTTGCAAGGAATTCATTAACCCAGATAACCCTCTTACGATAGTTTCTCTTTGTTACTTCTTTGATGGTTTCCTTGTATTCTTTATAATGTGACATGAATCTATTTATATGCAGTGGTGCATATAAAAATAGGTTTTGAAAACTAAGAAATCATAAATATATGAGAAGTGAACAACTTTATATAAAGTAATAGGAGAAACAAAGATGCCTTTTCAATTATCGCCTGGCGTTCTTGTTAAAGAAGTAGACCTAACTAATGTTGTTCCTGCTGTCGCAACTTCGATTGGTGCAATGTCTGGTGCTTTCCAGAAAGGCCCAGTTGGAGAAATTACTGCGATTGGCTCGGAACAAGAATTGGTAAAAGTCTTCGGTAAACCAAACGGAAGTAACTTTGAGACATGGTTCACCGCTGCAAACTTTTTGCAGTACGGTAACGCACTCAGAGTTGTTCGTGCTGAGTCTGCAATTTTAAATGCAACCGCAGATGGGAATGGTTTACTTATCAAGAGCACAGACCACTATCAAAATAACTATGCTGACGGTTCAGCAACATCGGGTCATTGGGGTGCAAAAACTGCTGGTGCATGGGGTAATTCATTACAAGTTTCCATGTGTACAAGCGGTGGTGCCTACGAACAAGACTTAGGTGCAAATAACCAAGTTAATGACGCATCTACAGCTATCGGGGATACAACAATTGTTGTTGACGATGCAGATGCTGCTGGTTTTGCAATTGGTGTAGGTGATATCATTTCATTCTACTCAAATGCTGCTGGAACAACTTCAGTTGTTGGTGAAGAAGGTCGCCAATATGAGGTTACAGCTGTAGATAATTCCTCAAATCAAATCACATTTAAACATCTAGATAATCCAAACGGTGGTGGTACTGCTGTTGCAATTCCAGATGATTCATACATCAAAAGACGTTGGAGATTTTACGACTTATTTGATTCTGCGCCTGGAACATCCCCATATGCTACAGGTAAAGGTCTTTTAGAAGACGAAATGCACATTGTCATATTTGATGACACTGGTGATATTACTGGATTTAGAGCAGATACAAACGGTGAAAGAGGAAACTCTGTAATCGAAACATTTGCTTTTGTGTCACAAGCAGCATCCGCTAAAACTGCACAGGGTGGAACAAACTACTATCCAGATGTAATTTACGCACAATCAGAACAGATTTACTGGTTAGACCATCCAGGCGGATTATCAGAAGCGGGAACTGACCCTGTTGCTGGTACTACATTTACAAACGTAAATGGTAATGCTGGTGTTATTACCGACACGATGGGTGGTGGTGCTGATGACTATCTAGTAACAGTCGGTGAACTTGCCCTTGCATATGATAAGTTTGCAGACTCAGAGACAGTTGATGTAAACCTCATCATGGCGGGTACATCTCCTGCTGGTGCAAATGGTGCTACACACGCAACAAACATCATTGACCTTTGCGAAGCAAGAAAAGATTGCGTTGCTTTCATTTCTCCTCGTAGAGAAGATGTTGTAAATATCGCAAGTTCGATTGAACAAGGTGCAAAGGTAAAAACATTCTTTGATGGACTTTCAAGTTCGTCTTATGCAGTATTCGATAGTGGATACAAGTATATGTACGATAAGTTCAACGATGTGTTCAGATTTGTACCATTAAATGGTGACATAGCTGGTCTTTGTGCAAACGTAGACACAGTTGCAGACCCATTCTTCTCGCCTGGCGGTTTCAACAGAGGTCAAATTCGTGGTGCAGTTAAACTTGCGTTTAACCCAACTAAAGCACAAAGAGACATTCTCTATCCTGCTCGAGTTAATCCAGTATGTACCTTCCCAGGCCAAGGAACAGTTCTGTTCGGTGACAAAACTGCTCTTGCGAAACCAAGTGCATTTGACCGAATCAATGTTCGTAGATTGTTTATCTTACTTGAGAAAGCAATCGCAACTGCTGCTAAGTTCCAACTGTTTGAATTCAACGATGAGTTCACACAAGCACAGTTCCGTAACTTAGTAGAACCATTCTTGAGAGACATCCAAGGTCGTAGAGGTATCACAGACTTTAGTGTAGTTTGTGATGGTACAAACAATACAGGTGAGGTCATTGACCGAAACGAGTTTGTTGCAGATATCTTCATCAAACCCGCTCGTTCGATTAACTTCATCCAACTCAACTTCATTGCCGTGAGGACAGGGGTTGCATTTTCTGAGATAGGAGGATAATCACATGGCTACTATTGATGAATTTAAAGCACAACTGACAGGTGGTGGTGCAAGAGCAAACCAGTTTCGTGTAACAATGAACACGCCTGGTGCTATTGCAACTGGTTTGGATGTTAGAAAAACTTCATTTCTGGTTAAATCTGCTGCATTGCCTGGCAGAACAATGGGTGAAATCGCAATTCCCTTCAGAGGTAGAAATCTCTACATCGTAGGTGATAGTGAATTCGATACTTGGGAAACTACAGTAATTAACGATACTGACTTTAATGTTCGTAACGCAATGGAAAGATGGCAGAATGCTATGAATGACACTGTGACGAATACTGGTCTTATCAATGTTGCTGATTACCAAGCAGACCTTATTGTTGAACAACTTGACCGTGATGATACAGTTCTCAAATCTTATATTCTTCGTGGTTGCTTCCCACAAGTGGTCGCACCAATTGAATTAAGTTATGACACTGCTAACGCTATTGAAGAGTTCGGAGTAACTTGGAGATATCACCACTTTGAAGCCTCAGCAGTAAACTTCTAGAAACCTACTAAATAGTAGTAGAAAATAGGAGTTATTATGGCTGAATTATTTGGTTTCAAAATCACTCGTTCAAAGGATGAGGGAGAGTCTTTTACTCTCCCTACATCTGATGACGGTACTATTGAGGTCGCTGGTGGCGGTTTCTATAGTCAAACATTAGATGTCGATGGTCGAGATAAAACTGAAAACGATTTAATCAGACGTTATCGTGATATTGCAATGCAACCAGAGTGTGACAGTGCAATTGAGGATATCGTAAGTGAAGGCATCGCATCAAATGAATACGATGCACCTGTTGCTTTGCGTCTGGATAGATTAGAGTATTCCACCAAAGTCAAGAAACGTATACATGATGAATTCGATAGAGTTCTTCAGTTACTAGATTTCAATGTGAAAGGTCATGACATCTTTCGTAGATGGTATGTCGATGGTCGAATCTATTACCACAAGGTAATTGATAAGAAAGACCCTCGCAAGGGTATCACAGAATTACGTTACATTGACCCAAGAAAAATCAAGAAAGTAAGAGAGGTTGTCAAAGATAAACCAGACCCACTTACTGGTATTGATAAAACAAAACAGGCAATTGAGTATTACGTCTACAACGAAAAGGTGTCGGATAATCAATCAACACCACAGACTGCACTCAAAATTACAAAAGATTCCATCTCATATTGTCCTTCTGGATTGGTTGACCAAACTAAAGGTACAGTGTTGTCTTATCTACATAAGGCAATCAAACCTGTTAATCAGTTAAGAATGATTGAAGATGCACTGGTTATCTATCGTATTTCAAGAGCCCCAGAACGTAGAATTTTTTACATTGATGTTGGTAATCTTCCTAAGATTAAGGCAGAACAATATCTAAAAGATGTGATGAGTCGTTATCGTAACAAGTTGGTCTATGATGCATCAACTGGTGAGATTCGTGACGATAGAAATCATATGTCAATGTTGGAAGACTTCTGGTTACCTCGTAGAGAAGGTGGTCGTGGTACAGAAATCACAACCCTGCCTGGTGGTTCAAATCTTGGTGAGATTGATGACATTGTGTATTTCCAGAGAAAACTATACAGGTCATTAAACGTACCGATTTCCAGAATGGAAGCAGAACAAAGTTTCTCTCTTGGTCGTTCTACAGAGATTACCAGAGATGAATTAAAGTTTTCAAAGTTTGTGCAGAGACTTCGTAAGAAGTTTGCTGCATTATTCCATGATATTCTTCGCACACAACTTGTTCTTACAGGAGTAATTGCAGAAGAAGAGTGGGATAAAATAAAAGAACATATTCAATATGACTACTTACAGGATGGTCATTTCGCAGAGTTGCGTGATACAGAAATCCTTAGAGAACGTATTGAGATGTTAGGAACTGTCGAACCTTATGTGGGTAATTTCTTCTCAAAGGCATGGGTAAGAAAACACATCCTACATCAAACTCAAGATGAGATTGATGAGATTGAGAAGGAAATGGAAACAGAAGGTGGCGGAGAAGAAAGTGATGATATGATGATGTCACATAAACCAACAAAGGGTAAAATGTTATGAGCAGAGAAATGATTGATGCACTTGCAGATGGAGATAATCTGTCAGCAGAGAATGAGTTTAAGAATGCAGTCTCACAAAAAGTGGGTGATGCACTTGAACTAAAAAGAAAAGAAGTTGCTGGTACTATGATTAAGCAACACATTCCAGAAGTAGAAGAGAATGAAGAGGTTTGATGAAGTAGTTCAATCTCTCCCAGAGAAAAACGAACACAAGAAATCGAAAGAATATAAAAAACTGTCTCCTAAAATGAAGGAGGCAGTTGACGATATCTTTCGCATTATGGATGCGAAACCTTCAGATTTCCTAAATACTTTTGAGAAAACTATAAAAGACTCCGCAAAGAAGTTCAAAGTCAAAGAGAAAGACCTATTGAAGTACTTTGAGAGAGAAATGTTAGGAATGTAAGATGGCAAAATTAAAAATGTTAGGAAGTGCAATCAACGCTGCAACGTCAGCGGGTTCTGGTGCTCACTTTGATGGTGCAACTGTTGTATACTGTTTAAACACAAATGCAGCTGCACAGTTAGTTAGTGTATGTAACTCATCAAACACCACAACTGGTTCATTCCACTTAGGTGCAAATGCAAGTCATTTAGTTATTAAGAACCCAACTGATAAGGTATTTGCTGCGTCAGCGGATGTTAAACTTACACCTGTAGCGCATCACGCATAAGGGGAATACAATGAAACTTATTGCAGAACAGATTCAAGACGTACAATATCTCAAAGAAGAAGATGAGAAAGGTAAGTCTAACTACAAAATTAAGGGTATTTTCTTACAGGGAAATATCAAAAACCGCAACGGTAGAGTGTATCCTGTTGAGGTTTTAGAGAAAGAAGTAAACCGTTATAACAAGGAATTCGTAGACGAAAATCGTGCATACGGTGAACTTGGACACCCAGACGGCCCAACTGTCAATCTGGAAAGAGTGTCACACATGGTTACTTCTCTTAAACGAGATGGTGACAACTTCATTGGTGAGGCAAAGATTATGTCTACACCTATGGGTAAGATTGTCGAAAATATTATGGATGATGGTGGTAAACTCGCAGTGTCCTCAAGGGGCATGGGTAGTTTGGAACAAAGAAAAGGTGCAAACTACGTTAAAGACGATTTCTACTTGGCAACCGCTGCCGATATTGTTGCAGACCCCTCTGCACCACAAGCTTTCGTAGAAGGTATTATGGAAGGTAAAGAGTGGGTTTGGGATAATGGTATTCTGAAAGAAGTTCAGATTGCGGAAATCCAAGAGGATATTGAACGAAATATTCGTTCAAGAAATGCGAAATACCAAGCATTGGCCTTCGCAAAATTCCTCAAAAAACTGTAATATTATAAATATAGTATAAGAGGATAACTAAATTAAGGAGACTCCCAAATGTCAGATTTAGATAAGACAATTGAGGAATTGGAAGCAGAAGTTACTGCGGAACTTGAAGAAGCAGCAGATGCCCCTAAAAAGGGTGCAGTTGCAGCTGAAAAAGGTGACAAAGTAGAAGGTGATGTAGAAGACCTTGGTGCTCCAGTGGTTAAGGGTGACGAAAAGAAAGGCCCAGATGCTACTAAGAAAGTCAAGAAAGACGCTACTATTCCTACTGCCGTAAAAGGTGACGAAGCTCCCCAAAAACTCAAAGAAGAAGATGAAGAGGATGACGAGGATGACAAGTCAGACGATTCAGATAAAGAAGAAATGGACGAAATGGACGATGAGCCTAAGATGGAAATGCCTAAGACAGGTAAAGAAGCTGAGGACATCGTTGCAACATACATGAAAAAAGCTACTGCTGAAATGAAAAAAGTTATGGCTGGTCACTGTATGAAAGCATCATACAAAGCTGAGTCTTTGGACATCGACTCCGTTGACGTATCAGACGATGTAAAAGCTCTTGTAGAAGGTGAAGACCTTTCAGAAGAGTTCCAAACAAAGGCTGCTACAATCTTTGAAGCTGCTGTTAAGTCAAAACTCCGTGGTGAAGTCGAAAGACTTGAAATGGAAAACACTCAAACAGTTGCGGAAGAAATCGAAGCATTCAAGAAAGAATTAACTGAAAAAGTCGATTCGTATCTTGACTATGTTGTAAAAGAGTGGATGCAAGAAAACGAACTCGCTATTGACCGTGGGTTAAAAGGTGAGATTGCAGAAGACTTTATTACAGGACTGAAAGCGCTCTTTGAAGAACATTACATTGATGTTCCAGATGAGAAGTATGACGTTCTAGAAGGTCAAGCTCAAAAGATTGAAGAACTTGAGTCTAAACTCAATGAAACAATCGAAAAGATGACTGCCATGAACAAAGAGAAATCCACACTGGTTCGTGAACAGGTAATCGCAAAGGTTTCAACAGACCTCGCTGAGACTGAAAAGGAAAAGTTTGAGGGATTAGTTGAAGATGTTGAGTTCGCAGATGAGGAAACTTTTACTGCAAAACTTAACACCTTGAAGGAAAATTATTTTCCTAAGACAGTTGCTACCCAAACCCTTGAGGAAGAAGTAGAAGCTGATAAACAAGAAGTTGACGTTAGTGGCGCTATGGCTGCATATATGTCCGCTATCACAAAGACGAAACCTTACGAGGAAAAGTCTTTCAACATTGTGAAAAAGTAACATTTAATAAATAATAGTAATATACAAAACATAGGAGAGAACGAAAATGTTCAATTCAGAAAATTTACAGGAAAAGTGGCAGCCAGTACTTGAACATTCTGACTTACCAGAAATCAAGGACTCTTACAAGCGTGCAGTCACTTCTGTTATCTTGGAAAACCAAGAAAAAGCACTTAGAGAAGATGCAGCATTCCTTTCGGAAGCAGCACCTTCTAACAACACTGCCGGTATTAACAACTGGGATCCCATCTTAATCTCACTTGTTCGCCGTGCAATGCCTAACCTTATTGCATATGATATTTGTGCAGTACAACCTATGACCGGCCCAACTGGTCTTATCTTCGCAATGAAATCAAGAATTGGTACTCAAGCTGGTGCAGAAGCACTGTTTAACGAAGCCGATACTGATTTCTCTGGTGCTGGTACTCATGCTGGTACTAACCCTGCCATCTTGAATGATAGCCCCGCTGGTACATTCACTTCTGGTACAGGTGATACAACTGCAAACATGGAAGCACAAGGTGACTCCGCTGGTAACGCCTTTGCTGAAATGGCATTCTCAATTGAGAAAGCAACCGTGACTGCAACTACAAGAGCTCTGAAAGCTGAGTACACAATGGAACTCGCTCAAGACCTTAAAGCAATCCACGGTCTGGACGCTGAAACAGAATTGTCAAACATTCTGTCTTCTGAAATCCTTGCAGAAATCAACCGTGAAGTTGTACGTTCAATCTACAAGGCTGCGAAGCCTGGTGCTCAAACTAACACAACTAACTCTGGTATCTTCGACCTTGACACAGACTCAAATGGTCGTTGGTCAGTTGAGAAGTTCAAAGGTTTGATGTTCCAAGTGGAAAGAGATGCAAACGTAATTGCTCAACAAACTCGTAGAGGTAAAGGTAACTTAATCATCTGTTCATCTGATGTTGCTTCTGCACTTCAAATGGCTGGTGTATTAGATTACGCTCCTGCTCTTAACAACAACCTTCAAGTAGACGATGCTGGTAATACTTTCGCTGGTGTACTTAATGGTCGTTACAGAGTGTACATTGACCCATACATGGCAAACGCTGCTGCAAAACAGTACTTTGTTGTAGGTTATAAAGGTACTTCACCTTATGACGCTGGTGTATTCTACTGCCCATACGTGCCGCTTCAAATGGTTCGTGCAGTTGGTGAGAATACTTTCCAACCGAAAATTGGTTTCAAGACTCGTTATGGTCTTGCTCAGAACCCATTCTCGACTGCTGATGCAACTGACGTTACACTTGGTTCAAACGATAACACATACTATCGTAGAGTACAAGTCGTCAACCTTATGTAATAATAAGAGTTGGGTCAACCAACCAAAACTTAAAAGGGGGAACTTCGGTTTCCCCTTTTTCTTTTCTGTATAAATAGTTCTATGGTACAGACAAACACATTAAGCAGACAACCCACTGAACTGGATTATGCAGACCCAACTAAGTTCAAGTTCAGTATCAACAAACTTCCAAAGGTAGAGTATTTTACAACTGCCTGTAATTTGCCTGGAGTAAATCTAGGTGAATCTATTTTCCCAACTCCATTCAAACAAATCCCTGTCATGGGTGATGACCTTACTTTTGACAATCTAGAGATTACATTCTTGGTAGATGAGAAGTTAGAAAACTACATCGAATTACATCAATGGTTAGTTGGTATTGGTTTCCCCAAATCAAGAACACAATTCTCTAGTTTTAAAACTAATAACTCTGATGCATTTCCAACAGACACCGCAACAACTGGTTCTTCAACATCGCCTGGAACGGCAACAGGTGTACAGGCAATGTATGGTGATGCGACACTAACAATCATGTCATCTAAAAATAATCCACTTGTAGAAGCAAGATTCCAAGACGTTTATCCTGTTGCGTTAAGTGGTCTTGCATATAATCAACAAGAAGGAGACATAATTTATCTTACTGCAACTTGCACGTTCCAGTATAAGATTTACGAATTATTTACATTATAAATAGTCACAGGATGAGGTTCAATACCCTTGAACACCTATCATAGACCAACAAGGTCAATATATCTAACGCAAGGAAGATATGTAATCTCATCCCACTTGAATTGAAGGATATAGTATGAATTTAGAAGAACTACAAGAAATGTCCGCTAAGGACTTGCAGATTGATGATACTAAACTAGACATCGAATCTCTCAAAATCCCAGAACTCTATGGGAAATATCTCAAAATATTTACACGTTGGAACTTGTTATTAAAACAGGTTGAGTCTAAACACAAAGTCTTGTTTCGTCAAAAGTGGGAATACTACGGTGGTAAGGCTGACCCAGAAGTGTACAAAGAGAAACCTCTTGACCTCAAGATTTTGAAACAGGATGTACCTATCTATCTGGAAGGTGATGAAGAACTTATTCAATCACAACACGCTGTCGAGTATCACAAAGCGATGTGCGACCATGCAGAGAAAATGTGCAAGATGTTAAACAATCGTGGATTTCAAATCAAGAATGCAATTGATTGGAAGAGATTCATGGAAGGGTCACTATGAGATATGGAAACCCACACATCACAGAACGTATCGGTGCATTAACACTTGAACGTACACTGAAACACGTTAATGGTGAACTACAAGATGCAAAGATTGTAGGTGCAAGTGGTCATGTATCTAGAAGTACTAAAGTTGCTTGGATTAAAGACAAGGACATTTTATCCACGTTTCTTGAGTATACACAGGCAGCAAATAAAAACGCTGGTTGGGATTTTCATCTTGACATGATAGAACCTTTACAGTATGCAGAGTATTCTGTTGAAGATGAGTTTGGTTGGCACGTTGACCAACACAATATACCATACGATAATGGTAGAGTAAGAAAGATTAGTTTTTCTGTATTTCTCAATGACGATTATGAAGGTGGAGAGTTTGATATTGAAACAGGCAATCCACAACAAAAAGTGAGATACACAACGATAAAAGGAGAACGTAACACTGCATTCTTCTTTCAGTCGGATTATTGGCATAGAGTAAGACCAATCACAAAAGGTGTACGCAAGAGTTTAGTTGGGTGGGTACTAGGCCCTAAGTTTAGATGATTATATCAAAAAAGAATGAAGTACATCTTGTTATTGAAACAGAACCAAGTATAGGAAGAGAACTCTCAGACTTCTTTACCTTTGAAGTGCCTGGTGCAAGGTTCATGCCTCAATACAAAAGTCGTGTTTGGGATGGAAAAATTCGACTGTTTAATCAGATGAACGGCGAACTATATGTGGGGTTATTACCATACATAGAAGAATTTGCAAAACGTAATGATATAGAAATTGAATATAAGGAAGGAGTTAAGGATGAAAGACCCATACAGGGAGTGGATGGATTTATTGGAAGAGTGTCACCTAAGTCCAATGGAAAAACTTTGGAGATTCGTGATTACCAGATGGACGCCATTCTTCACGCAATCAGAAACAATCGGAGTTTGCTTCTTAGTCCTACTGCTAGTGGTAAGTCGTTAATCATCTACATACTATCTGTTTGGTATGCGGCACAGACAGAAAAAAATGTTCTTATCCTTGTTCCTACAACATCTTTGGTAGAACAGATGCATTCTGATTTCATTGATTATGGATTTAAAGAATCTATGATGCAGAAGATATACCAAGGACATTCTAAAAACATCACAAAACCAATTACAATCTCAACATGGCAATCTCTTTATAAGATGCCTAAGAAATGGTTCGACCAATTTTCCTGTTTGTTGGGAGATGAAGTTCATATTTTTAAGAGTAAATCTCTTACAGGTATTATGAACAAGATGGTCAATTGTAAGTACCGCCATGGGTTCACAGGTACGCTTGACGGAACACAAACACATAGGTTGGTACTAGAGGGTCTATTTGGTTCAGTAAACAAAGTAACGACATCTAAAGAATTAATGGACACTGGTACTCTTGCAAAACTCAAAGTTGAGTGTATTGTATTAACATATCCAGAAGTAGACTGCAAGTTTATGAAAGACCAAAGTTACCAAGATGAGGTAGACCTAATTGTTCGTGATGAACGTAGAAATAAATTCATTGTAGACTTGACAAAACACCTTAATGGTAATACATTAGTACTATTCCAATTTGTCGAAAAACATGGAAGTATATTGTACGATATGATAAATAAAAGTCTTGACGATAGAAAAGTATTTTATGTATATGGAGGCACCGATACGCAAACAAGGGAAGACATTCGTGCAATCACTGAAAAAGAAAATAATGCGATTATTGTTGCGTCCTATGGTACTTTTTCTACTGGTATTAATATTCGCAATTTACACAACATCGTGTTCTCTAGTCCTTCCAAAAGTCGTATCAGAGTATTGCAGTCAATCGGAAGAGGATTGCGAGTTGGAGATAATAAGGATACCGCTACCCTTTTCGACATCAGTGATGATTTTACCTATAAGTCAAGACAGAACTTCACACTCAGACACTTTATGGAACGAATAAATATCTACAATGAGGAAGAGTTTGATTATGATATTAAGAAAATCTCTATAGATAAAGGATAACAATGGAACAGCAAACAAAAGTCTTGAAACTTTCCAATGGAGAAGAGATTATAACAGTGATTAGTTCTGCTGATAAAAGCAGACCCTATATTGAAGTGACCAATCCATTAAAAGTAAATTTATACCCAAAACCTGTCGATGGTGGGTTGATTGAAAGTATGGCACTCTCACGTTGGTTAACTGTAAGTGAAACTCAAGTTGCAAATCTCAACAAACAAAGTATTATCGCCATTTCAGATGCGTCAATCGGACTTACACGATTCTATGAACATTGTGTAAAGAAGATGACGTTGAGTGATGAGGGTAGAGCTTGGGAAGAACCAACTGAAGAAGATTTACAAAGAATATCTGAAGAGGAAAAAGAAAACATTATTCCTTTTCCAACACCAGATAATGATACGATTCATTAATGTATTCTCAAACCTAGCATAGAGAATATAACAATTTGTCAAGGGAAAGTCAAGACATTTTATAAATTAAATAAACCCTTGACATTACGAGTCACAATTGGTATAGTGTATCTAATTTATGGGAAAGACTCATGGCAGTACAAAAAAAGAAAAAACCACATTATGTAAATAACAAAGAATTTTTACAAGCGATGGTGGAGTGGAAGGCAAAATGTCGAGAGGCAGAAAAAGCAGGGAAACCACAACCACCAATCACCAACTATATCGGTGAATGTTTTTTAAAGATTGCGAACCACCTTTCGTATCGTCCAAATTTCATCAACTACACATATAGAGATGAGATGATTAGTGACGGTATCGAAAACTGTTTGCAATACGTCCACAACTTCAACCCAGACAAATCAAACAATCCGTTTGCATATTTTACACAAATTATCTACTATGCGTTTCTTAGACGTATTCAAAAGGAAAAGAAACAAGCACACGTTAAAAACAAGTTGATTGAAAATATGACAGTGGATGAAAGTCTGATTGATGGTGGAGAAGATGGATTTGAGAATCCATACGTTGACTATCTTCAAAAGAACTTCTTACCAGATGAAGATGTATACAAACCCAAGAAAAAGAAAGACAAACCAAAAGGACTAGAATTATTTTACGATGAAGATAGCACTGATAACTGATACTCATTTTGGTGCGAGAAACGACAGTCTAGCTTTTAATGAACACTTCTATAAGTTTTGGGAAGACGTATTCTTTCCTTACTTGGAGAAGCATAATATTAAGACTGTTATCCATCTAGGTGATGTGATGGATAGACGTAAGTTTATCTCGTATAAAATACTGAATGACTTTCGTGAAAGATTTATCAAGAGGTTCGTGGATATGGGCATTACCGTTCACGCAATCGTTGGTAATCACGATACCTATTTTAGAAACACTAATGATGTAAATGCATTGTATGAATTGTTAGGTGGGCCTAATGAAGAGAAGTATCCAAATATCTTCTCGTATGATAGTGGATGTACCCTTGAGTTTGGAGATGGTACAGACGTATTCTTGTTGCCGTGGATTAACGTAGAGAACTACGAGTCTGTAATGAGAAAGATTCAAATGACACCATCACAAGTTTGTATGGGTCACTTGGAAATTAACGGATTTGAAATGCACAAAGGTCATTTCTGTGAAGGCGGTTACCCAAAAGATATGTTCAGAAAGTTTGATACTGTATTCTCTGGACACTTCCACAAGAAGTCAGACGATGGACACATCTATTACCTTGGTAACACTTACCAGATGACATGGAGTGACCACAACGAAACAAAAGGTTTTCACATCTTTGATACTGCTACCAGAGATTTAGAATACATTCAGAACCCATATAAAATCTTTGATAAGATTTATTATGATGATACACAGACTGATTATTCTACGATTGATGTAAGTCAATACGAGGATAAGTTCATAAAACTTGTAGTTGTCAATAAAAAAGACCTTTATAAGTTCGACCAGTTTGTAGATAGACTGCTTGCAATCAGAACTCATGAAGTCAAGATTGTGGAAGACTTCTCAGAGTTAGATGCATCAAATGTATCAGATGAGATTATTGAGAATGCACAGGACACAACTACGTTACTGGAACGATACATTGATGAACTGGATGTTGATATAGATAAGAGTAGATTGAAGAGTACCATGCGTACCCTATATCTAGAAGCAAGTGATTTGGAGTTATGATAATTGATTACGTTTAAGTATGCAAGATGGAAAAACTTCCTATCGACAGGTAACACGTTTACTGAAATACAATTAGATAGAAACCCATCGACTTTGATTATTGGAGAGAATGGTGCTGGTAAATCCACTATTCTTGACGCACTTTGTTTTGGTCTGTTCAATAAACCGTTCAGACAAATCAGTAAGAACCAACTTATCAACACTGTGAACGCTGGTGGTACAGTTGTTGAAATCGAATTTGAAACACAGAATAAGAATGTCAAGGTAGTTCGTGGTATCAAACCAAACACGTTTGAAATCTATGTTGACGGTAATATGATAAATCAGAATGCAAATGCAAAGGATTATCAGAAACACCTAGAACAACAGATTTTGAAACTGAACTATCGTTCTTTTACACAGGTTGTGATTCTAGGGTCATCAACCTTTATTCCCTTCATGCAGTTAAAGTCACAGGCAAGAAGAGAAGTTGTAGAGGACATCCTTGATATTAAGATATTCTCACTGATGAATTTTATTTTGAAAGGTAAGGTGAAATCTCTAAATGCAGATATCAGTGAGAACCAATACCAACTTGAACTGAACCGTGAAAAAGTTAGTCTACAGGAGAATTACATTGAGGATATTGAACGGAATAAGGACACTCTTCTTTCTCAAAAGAACAGCACTAAGTCTAATAATGAAGAGGAAATTTTCACTCGTAAGGCAGAGGCGAACAGAATCACGCAAGAGAACCAGACCCTTTTAGAAACAATGTCTGGTGAAGATGCTGTCGTGGAAAAGAGAGATAAACTAAAAGATATTCAGTTTACTCTCAAGGACAAACACAATCGTCATAGTCAGATGATTAAGTTTTTTGGTGATAACTCAGAATGTCCAACTTGCGAACAACACATTGATGAGGATTTCAAGAATACCAAAGTGGAAAGTTTATCTTCAGAGGTAACTGAACTTGCAGATGGATTGACTAAACTCAAAGGTGAGATGGACAAAGTTAACTTTAAAATTAAAGAGTATAAAGATATCGCAAAGGTATTGAGTGACAATAACCTTGAACTTGCTAAACTGAATAGTTCTATCACACAGTTAGAGAAGTTCAATGCAACTCTGGCTGAAGAGATACGTCAAATTGAAAGTGGAGATGTTACAAAAACAGATTACGA